CTTGAGCTCGGCGAACGGCAGTTCGCGAAGTCTCGCAAGATGCGAATAGCCGGTGCCGAAATCGTCGATCGCAAGATCGATGTCGTAGATCTTGAGCTGCGTCGCGATTTCGTGGGCGAGCGGGATATCGCGCACGATCTGGTCTTCTGTGACCTCGAGAACGAGGCCCGGCCACTTCTCCGATTTCGGCCTATGCTCCCGCACGATCGTCGGAATCGGCAGCTTGAGAAAAGCGGAAACCGGCACGTTGAGCGCGAGCTTCAGCGCGAATCCATGATCCGCGAAATACTGCCACTCCCGCAATGCATCGAGCAGCACGATTTCCGTCAGCCGCAACACGCTCTCTTCGGATGCATGCGGCAGAAACGCGCCGGGCGGAAGAATGCCGTGCTGGGGGTGCTCCGCGCGCACCAGACCTTCGGCGCCGACCAGGCTCCGGCGTCCGAGCTGGATCTTCGGCTGGTACCAGATGCGCAGCCAGTTCATCCGCAGGATTTCGTCGAGGCTGAACTGTACCTCGGCCGTCGGCGTCTCCGCCGTCGTGACTATGGCAGCGGGCTCCGCTTCCTTGGCGCGCTCGCTGAAATACTCGCTGACGATCTTCCGGATCATCTCGGCACGAAACGGCTTGCGCAGCACGGGCAGCATGCGGAGCGCATGACGCTCGCCGACCCGTCGGATCTCCTCCAGAAGGGCGGGGTCCTTTCCGCTCATGATCTGGACAGCGCCTTGGAAATTTAGCGCCGCCAGGCCGCGGATCACGTCGATCGCATCCGAACCGCGCAGTGACACATCGAGAAAGAAGAGATCGGGCGCTTCCTTGCTGAGCGCGACGAGAACCGTCGGCGCGCCTTCGAACTCTCGCGTGCGAAAACCGAATTCGTGGAGCCGGTAGCTGATGATTTGCCGGATGCCGACTTCGTCGTCGACGATGTAGCAGAGCGGGGGAGTGCGCGCGGCAGCGCGATCTGGCGCCGATGCCGAAGACATCGACGGACCAGGCCGGCTTGAGGGGGCGGCACCACTCGTCGTGGACGGCCGCCAATGCCTGTCCATCGCGCCTCGGCTCCTGCTGATGGTTGCAGAATTACCCGCCAGCACGTGGACAATTCGTTAATTGTACAGGAAGTCTAAGGTTTCCTCGGACTTGATCGTCCCGGCCCGGGCGGAGGCACAAGCCCCGCCGCGCAGTCCCTCGCGGCAAGCTGAGAAGCGAACAAGACGGATTTCTGAAAAGGCGCTGGTGAGCCCGGATGGGATCGAACCATCGACACCGTGATTAAAAGTCACCCCGACACCATCTTTGCCAAGTCGATGCGCTTACACAGTTTTCGTTCTGTTCGCGCCAAAAATCCCCGAAAATCCTGCACATATCCATTGCCAGTCCGCGCCACACCGTGACAGGTTAAGTCACGATTTGCCATCCGATTTGCTTACAAGGTGCTTACACGGAGCGGGCATGGACACTCTGACAAAAAATCACGTTGTCGGCGCGCAACCGCCCAGGACGGGGCAAAAATTCCTATGGGACGCCGAAGTGCCGGGCCTCGCGCTAAGAATCACGGCCGGCGGCGCAAGGGCGTTCATCTTTCAATATCGCTTCGATGATCCCGCCGACACCGGCCGAAAGTCGTCCAGCTATCGCTACACGATCGGACCCGCAAAGACGACGCCGCGCGGCGACGGGTGGACGCTGGCCGAAGCTCGCAAGGAAGTCGCGCGGTGGCGCAAGCTGATCGATCGCGGCGAGACGCATCCACTCGCACAACGCCGCGGCCGTAGGGAAGCGGTGCACGCTGCACGCGAGGCGGAGACCTTCAAAGAAGCCTTCGCGGAATACATCGAGCACGAGGCGAAAGGTCGGAAGGCGAACGCGACCGCCGACGACGTGAAGCGCCGCGTCGAGAAGCACTGCGCTTCTTGGCTCAATCTTCCGGTCGCAGAAGTTTCGGCCACGGAGATCGGCAAGCTGTTGCGCAAGCTGCGCGACGGCGACAAGGAGAAGAAAGTCGAGCCGAAGCCCTATGCAGCAAACCGGCTGCATTCCTATCTCGCCGCATTCTTCCGCTGGTGTGCGAAGCCGGACGTGAAGAAGATTCCGGCTTCCCCGATGATCGGCATGGACAAGCCTTGGGACGGGGAGGAAGTCCGCGACCGCGTTTTCAACGACAAGGAACTGAAGGCGATCTGGAAGGCCGCGGATGAGATCGGCGACACCGCTGGTGCCTTCGTCAAGACGTTGTTGTTGCTCGGCAAGCGCAAGACTCTATGGGCGGCGGCAAAGTGGACGGAAATCGACGACGATTGGACATGGGCGCCGCCCGTAGATCGCCGCAGGCAGAAGAAGACAAAGCGGCGGCACGGGGTTCCGCTGCCGAAGCTCGCGCAGCGCGTACTCGCACCGCTCAAGCCGAAAGATGACGACGAGAAGCGCAGCGAATACGTGTTCCTCGGACGATACGAGGGAACACACCTGTACCCTGGCGGCGACCTTGCCGACGATGTGCGCAAGCTTTCGGGCGTGGATGACTTTTTCTTTCACGCGCTCAGGCACACCCTCGAAACCCGCGCCGCCGAACTCGGCATCGAGCCACACATCCGCGATCTGATCCTCGACCACGCGCCCGCGCGTGGCGCCGGGAAGGGTTACGATCATTGGCACTACCGGCCGCAGATGCTTGCCGCCCTCGAGACGTGGGCCGCGCATGTCGAGAAGGTCGTCTCTCCGAAGGGTGTCGCGGTGCTACGATGACGCGACCGTTCCAATACAGCGGTGCTCAGTGGTCATCTATCGCGCGCGAGCTTCCGCCCGGCGCTGATCACGACGCTATGCGACTGCATCTCGAAGCGATTTGCGGCGTCTACGTGCAAGGTCGTATTTACTCGAATCGACCGCTGCCGACACTCGATGAAGAGATCGGAAACCATCGCCGCGTCGCACGTCTGTCGCGGGAATTGGCAAGCGCGTACACTGAAGAGATCATCACGGGTCCACCTCTCGAAACCGAGCAGCGGCGCGAACGGGTATTGCGCGAACTTTCGGAGCTCGCCGCTCACTGTGATCACACCGCCGAATATTTTGTGGAGGCCAAGCGCCGCGGCCGCCCCGGACCGAAAGGTGATGTGTCCAAGGATCTACTACTGAGTAACCTACTCTCCCTCTGGTCCGAATCCGGTGGCGCGATTCAGACTTCGACAAGCCGGGATGGAAGCGAAGGGGGGCCGTTGGTGCGCTTCATTATTGCCGCAGCCAAGCCGGTGCTAGGCTCGGCCTTCACGCCGGGCGCCGCACGCGCCTTTGTCCGGAAACAGAAAAATCGCCGCGGCATGGTCTAATTCCCCCTCACAAGAATCTGGAATTGCGCCACGTCCCAAGGCGCCGACGATCTGTCATGTTCCGTCGCGATGAGACACCGCGAAAGGAGATGGCGAGGGTGACGAACCCATTCGAAAAGCTGGTAACCCCGAAGGCGTTCGGCGCGATGCTGACGCCGCCGCGGTCTGAACGATCGATTTACCGGTGGATCAACGCGCCTGACGGATTGCCGGTGACAACACTGCCGAGCGGCGCAATCCGAATTGACGTGGAGAGCGCCTGGGCGTGGATGAAGCAGCGCGTGAAGCAACGTGTTGTGCGCCGGCCTGGTCGACGACTGAGCCGACCGGAGGCCGCGTGAGTAGGTGGCTAACGCCAGACATCGGTTGTCCCGCTGACGAAGTTGAAGACGCAATTCGACTGATTCGCGCCCGAGCGGGTCAAATCGCCGACGAGCACTAGGAAAGGGGAGACAGCGCGATGCAAACGCTGGTTCCGCGGGTCCGCGTCCTGACATTCGAGCCGAGCACTCACCGCGGCCGGCGCGTTGCGATTGCCTCCGTCGAAATCGACCCGCCCGGCATCGAAATCAGATTCCTTCGTATTATCGAACGACCATCCGATGGGCGATTGTTCCTGACGTTCCCATACATTCGAGTCGGCAATGCCGATGCCCCCGGATCGAAGCGCGTCGCAGCGGTGCAGATCAGCGACAGCGAAACCTTCTACGAGATCGAGGCGGCTTTGACCGCTTCGTTCCGCGCGGCTTTTCCTAGCGCTCGGCAGCGTCGACACGAAAGGCGCATGGCCGCGGCGATCGAACCCAAGCGAGCGGCGGGAAAATGAGCAGGCAACGCAAGACCAGAGAAGCGAAGGCACTCGCATTCCTCCGAATGCGCCGGACGGCATCAGCCCTGGAAATCGGCGCCGCCGCGGTTCGGGGCGAGCCGTGGGCACGCGGGCCGAAGGTTGTAACGGCCAAGGAGGAAATTGGCCTTTCACTCGCCGTGAGATTTGCGCGCGCCGGACTCGTCAAGCCGACGCGCGGGAACATGTTCGAGATTACACCGCAGGTCGCCTAGTCGACCGGCGTACATAGCTCGCCCCGGAATGCAGGGGGCAGAAACCGGGGGAACATGACCCCGGCCGCGAGTTGCCCAAGGGCATGGGCTTTTCCCCGGAGGTGGGTTTCCCACCGTCGCGCGATGTTATCGGATCGGCACGCGCGGCGCCGTCGTGGTCACAGCGCGAATGCTGCTGAGGGGGAAGTCTGCCGAGCGGCGACAACATGACCCCGCCGCGCCTCGCAAGAGATAGGCAGCGATCCGATGCGTTCAGGCTCCAAACGCTCGGCTCCGCCGATCACTGACGCGCAATTCCTCCCTGCTAACGCAGGGGGGAAGTGCGTCCCCACCACCGCTCTCACCACCGATCACCGATGAAAAGAAGGAAGCAAAATTGAAGAAGAAAGGACGCCTGTACGACACCGCACGATGGAAGCGCGTTCGCAGGCGCCAGCTTGCACGCGAGCTCTTCTGCCGCTCGTGCGCAGAGGAAGGTCGCGACGAACTCGCCACGCAGGTCGACCACATTGTCCCGCTGGAACGCGGCGGCGCGCCCTTCGACCCGGAGAACCTACAGAGCCTGTGTGCCACTCATCACTCTATGAAAACCAACCTATTCGACAAGAACGGCAGGGATTGGAGCGAGCACGCCCTCGTTGGTTGCTTTGAGGACGGCTCGCCGCGCGACCCCGATCATCCTTGGTACAGCGGGACGCCCGAAGGAGAACACCCCGGGGGGGAGATGAATCAGACAGAGCGTGAAGCTCAACCACCGGGCGCGCCCTCGGCCGCGGATTTAATTTCGCGGGCTGACCGCTGATGGGCAAGCGCGGCAAGGGCGCAAAGCCCACAAGCAAGCCGTACACAGGCGGCAAGAAGGCGCACAAGCGCAAGGAACCCTGGCGCAAGCCGGGCCTATCGCGTGCCGATCGCGTGATTGCCTTCCTGCAAAGCCTGCCTGTTACGAAAGGCATGCGCGCCGGCGACAAGATGGAACTGCTGCCCGATCAGATCGCATTTGTTCGGAAGGTCTACGTTGACGACGGCTCGGTCCGGATCGGTATTGACTCAAAACCCCGTGGGAACGGCAAAACGGGCCTAGTTGCCGGCCTCGCGCTTTGTCACCTCCTGGGCCCCGAAAGCGAGCCGCGCGGCGAAGTCTATTCCGCGGCGACGGACCGAACACAATCCGGCAAGCTGTTTGCTGAAATGGAGGCGATCATCCTGGCCGTGCCGGAATTCGCTGATCGGGTGAACATCAAGCGTTTCAACAAGCAGCTCGAGGTTGAGCATGGCGACGGCGCAGGATCAATCTACGAAGCGCTCTCTTCCGATGCTCGGAAAGGTCACTCTCTCGCACCTTCGCTGTGGATCTACGACGAGCTAGCGCAGGTGTCCGATTTCGAGTTGCTCGATAATCTCAAAACGGCGATGGGCAAACGCCACCGATCGTTGGGCCTGATTATCTCGACGCAGGCTGAATCCGACGAACACAGGTTGTCGGTAATGATCGATGACGGTTTGTCGGGGATCGATCCTTCCATCGTCGTGCACCTCTTAGCGGCACCCGCGGATGCCGATCCATTCGACGAATCAGTGCTGCGTTCGGTCAACCCCGCGATGGACATCTATTTGAACGCGAATGACGTGCTTGCCGACATGCGCGAGGCGAAAAGGATTCCGGCAGTCGAGCCGCGCTATCGCAACCGAAGGCTCAATCAGCGCGTCGACTCGAACGCAGAAAATCGAATCGTCACGGCTCAAGTTTGGAATCTTGGAAATGCGAAGGTTGATCGCGCAGCGCTGAAGGGAAGACAATGCTTTGGCGGGCTCGACCTGTCGGGAAAGCACGATCTCAGCGCCTTGTTGCTCGTGTTCCCTGACGACGCGGCTGAGCCGCACTACGATATTCTACCGATCCTGTGGACGCCAGAAGGTCAGCTCGCCGCGCGCCAACAGCGCGAATACGATCTCTTCAAACTGTGGATTTCACAGGGGCATTTGATCTCAGTGCCTGGCCCGACAATTCGAAGCGGCTGGATTGCGAAAGAGATCGCGCGGCTCGCGGCCGAGTTTGACATTCGTGCGATCGCTTACGATCGCTGGCGCATTGACGATCTGAAGCAGGACCTGGACGACGCGGGCTGCGCAGTGCCTCTCGAGGCGCGCGGACAAGGATTCAAGGATGCCGGCCCCGATATCTCGGTCCTAATCGAACTGGCGCTATCGGGCCGCCTTCGGCATGGCGAAAGCCCTGTCTTGCGTGCGGCCATGGCGAACGCGATCACCGTCAGTGACCCCGCCGGCAACCTGAAGGTGGACAAGGATCGAAGCGGCCGCCGCGGCCCGGTCCGCGTCGACCCCGCGGTTGCCCTGGCGATGGCCCTTGGTATCGCTAGCCGGACGCCACCAAAACGGCCCTCGGTTTACGAGACCCGCGGAATCCTGACAATCACCCCATAAATAGACATTGATTTTTCCACAGCCGCTACAGGTTGCGGTTCTACTTGCTTTCGCCGTGGATTGCCGTTATATTGATCATCGAACCGCGTGCATCCGTAACCGCGTGCAACGTCGCGCTGCCTCAGGCCGCGACAGCGGATCGACCCCCGATGAAACTCCACGAATTGCGCGAGGCGCGCGCGCGTGCTGTTGCGGAGATGCGCTCACTTGCGGACGGCGCCGACGCTGAGACGCGCGACTTGAACGCCGACGAAGAAAAGCGGTTCGGCGAACTGAAGAACGAAATCGCTGGTCTCGACAAAAAGATTGAGCGAGCCCAAACGCTCGCCGACGCCGAGCGTGCGGCGCCGGCCATCCTTCACCATGGCCGCGGTGACGGCGTGTTCGAAACCCGCGCCCGCGACTTCAGCGTGACGAAGGCAATTCGCGCGGCGATCGGCGATGTAACGGTGGACGCCGGCTTCGAACGAGAGATGAGCTCTGAAGTGCAGCGTCGGACTTCGCGCACCTTCGAAGGCATCGCGGTGCCCGATCAAGTTTTCCTCGAAGAGAAGCGCACGCTCACCGTCAGCGGCGATGCCGCGTCTCTCTATCCGAACGTTCATCGGCCGGACCTGTTCATCGATCGCCTTCGCGCTTCGCTCGTGACCGGTCGACTCGGCGCTACGATTCTCGACGGACTTGTCGGCACGAACGACATCCCAAAACAGGTTGACTCGTCGCAAGCGCAGTGGGTCGGTGAGGACGGCGAGATTACCGAAACCGACGCCGACTTCGACGACGTGACGCTGGCGCCGAAAACCGTCGGCGCGATTACAAGCTACAGCCGGCGCACCTTGATAAATGCCTCGCCTTCGATCGAACAGATCGTGCGCCGCGACTTGGCAAGCATCGTCGCCAACGCGATCGATCTTCAAGCGATGATGGGCGACGGCAACTCGAATAGGCCGAAAGGCGTCGTTAACATCGACGGCGTTGCGGAAGTCGACCTGTCCGGCGGCGTGACCTGGGAGAAAATCCTGTCATTCGTCGCCTCCGTGCAGCACGCTGACGCTGCGATGGGCTCGCTTGGATGGGCGCTCAATGCACATGCTGTGAAGAAGCTGCGCAGCACGCCGCGCGATGCCGACAATGGTGGCGAAGGATTCGTTATGGAAGGGCCGACCGCGCTCGCTGGCTACGCCGCTGCGGTCACTTCGGCGCTACCTGGCGTACCGGACAACGGCGCATCGCCGTCGGCAGCCGTGCCAGCAACGCTCCTCTTCGGCGATTGGAGTTCGTTGTTGATTGGCTATTGGAGCGGACTCGACATTCTCCCGAACCCTTACGAGAGCACAGCCTACGGCCGCGGCCGCGTGCTGATCCGTGTCATGCGCGACTGCGACGTGCAGGTCCGGCACGCGCAATCGTTCGCGTTCAGCGACAACCTCTCAGTGGCCTAAGGAGCTCAGCGTGACGCACGAGCGCCGCGCCGCCCTCGAGTTGCGAACCGACCGCGGAAGTACCGGCGGTTCGCGGCTCGTCGGCTACGCGTCGGTATTCGACACTCTGAGCCAAGACTTGGGGGGATTCCGTGAGATCGTCCGGCCCGGCGCGTTCAAACGGTCTCTCGAAAGCAATCGCAGCGATCCGCTCGCGCTGGTGCATCACCTTCCGCACCTGGTACTTGGGCGCCGCTCTGCTGGCACGCTTCGGTTGAGCGAAGACTCGAAGGGGCTCGCGTTCGACATCGAATTGCCGAACACGCAAGTTGCGCGCGATCTGGCTGTGAGCGTGGAGCGCGGCGACATCCGCGGAGCATCGTTCGCCTTCAGTGTGCCAAAGGGCGGCGACAAGTGGACCTTCGGCAACGGTGCTGTTCCCATCCGCGAACTGATCGACGTCGACCTTCACGAAATCACGATCACTGCCCGGCCCGCCTATGACGCGACAGTGGCGCAGGCAAGAGCGCTCGCGGAATCGGCGACAAATGCTCTGCGGAAATCGATCCCACCGCGACCCAGTGTTGCTCGTGTTCGCTTGTGGATGGACACGCTCTAATGCAGCTCAATCTCCCGTTCGATCGCATCGGCGCCCATGTCGAGAAGCGCAGCGCGCCGTCATCGTGGGATCTTCTCGCCGGCAAGCATATCGACACCGAGGCCGGCGTTCCGGTCTCTCCGCACCTGGCGGAAAACCTGAGCGCGGTCTTTGCCGGTGTACAGATCATTTCTCAGACGGTCGCGACTCTCTCGTTGGTCGTCTACCGCCTGACGGGCGACGGGGTGGAGGCCGCGCGAGCGGCTGATCCGAACCATCCTGTCGCCCGCCTTTTCTCGCGCGAGCCGAATTCGCTTCAAACCGCGACCGAATTCCTTGAGATGACGACGGCGCATTGCCTCTTGCGCGGCAATGGCTACGCCGAAATCGTTCGCGACGGCCGCGGTGCTCCGGTCGAACTAATCCCGATGCATCCCGATCATGTATCGGTCATGAGGATTCCGGGCACGCGGCGCGTCGTCTATGACTACAGCGATCCCATCACAGGCGGCACGCGCCGGCTCCTCCAAGACGAAGTGCTGCACCTCAAAGATCGAAGCGACGATGGCATTGTTGGAAAAAGTCGCCTGCAGCGCGCGCGTGAGACGTTCGGAACGGCGCTCGCGGTGGAGCGGCATGCCGGCGCGACCTTCCGGAATGGCGCCACGCTGAGCGGCGTACTCAGCCATCCCGATGCCATGCCGGACGAGGCGCATCGACGCATTCAGTCATCTTTCCGAGAATCTTTTGCTGGCTCGCGGAATGCCGGAAAGATCGCCGTCCTCGAAGAGGGCATGAAGTTTCAGCCCATCTCGATGACCGCGGAAGATGCCGAAATGCTCGCATCGCGCAAATTCGGAGTCGAACAGATCTCGCGGCTATATCAGATTCCGCCGCCGATCCTCGGCGACCTTCAAAGCGGCAACTATTCCGCCTTCACCGAGCTTGCCCGGTGGTTCCATGGCATGACGATCCGGCCCTGGCTCCAGCGTTGGGAGTCGACGATCGAACGCGCCTTGTTCTCGGAAGATGGCCGGCGCACACACGTTGTCGAATTTGACACTGACGAGCTGCTCCGCGGCGACTACTTGCAGCGCCTGCAGGGCTATCGCATCGGCCGCGAGATCGGGCTCTACAGCGCGAACGACCTTCGCCGGTTCGAGTCGCTCAACCCGCGTACCGACCCGGATGGGGACTCGTTCCTGGCGCCGCTCAACATGGCGCCCGAGCAAAAAGGTGCGCCCAAAGATCGTGAGCCGGTCGCGGCATGAATGGCACGCAAACGAAAGTCCAAGCGGCAGGGCCGAGACGCCGAGGCTATCGCGCTCGTTGCCGGGTTCATTAAGAACGGCAGGCCAACGCCGTTTACCTTCGAAGGCTTTGTCGTCCACTTCCTGCGATCGACCTGGTGCCTGAACGGCGAAGCCTACGCGGAAGCGGACGCCAAGGCGCGGCGCGTCGTCCTCGCAGCCCTGAAGCAAATTGGCGCGCGGCGACCGACGGAATTCGAAGCGTCGCGAGAATATGCCGATGCACGCGAAAACTGTCTGCTTTGCACAAAGCCGCTCGACTTCACCGCGACCGAGCCATGGCGCCACGCGTTCTGTTCCGAGCTTTGCTGTCGTGCATGGAACGTGAAGCGTGAAGCCGCGATGTACTACTGGACCACTCGCGAATACGGGCGATTCAAATATGGGCTGCTCAAAGCGAGCTTGCCGACGCGCTCTTGCGAATGGTGCGGAAAGAGCTTCCGGCCGTCCTGGCCGACATCACGCTTCTGTTCCCGCGAATGCGCCGGCCGCGGTCGACACGATGCCGTGCCAGAGAAGCAGTGCGAAACCTGCGGGACCGCGTTCCGCGGCTGGAAGGGGCAGCGCTTTTGCTCCAATCGATGCCGCGCGATCGCGCAGCACGCGGTGAGATTCGAAAGCATCTGCCGGACATGCGGCACGGCCTTCCAAGCATCGTCGCCGCGCGCGATGTATTGCAGCAATCGATGCAAAAAGATCGCGTGGAAGGCTCGCGCCGCCTGAGCGTCATCGGAAAATCGATAATTATTGAAAAGCGATTTTTGACAGACGTGCGGATTGCGCTCATCATGCGCGACAGGCTGGAATGGTCCGGCCGCAGTAGGAGGAGCCCGGCGCCAGCTCGGGCAAACCTTCAACGTGCGGCCGCGGCTGGCGAGCGGCTCGAACCAAGGGAAGCTCGCATGAAAGAACTACTCAACATCATCGACGATCACACCAGGACCGTGGCCTATGCCGCTGCCCTTCGACTCGCGCTCGAAGGATACGAGCACCAGGGCGGCAACCCGCGGGACGACACCGCCGTCCAGATGCTGGCGGCGCTGATCGTCGACAGGCTTGAGGCTCACACGGAGGCCCTCGCCAATCTCAAGGTCCAGTTGCCGGAGACACAATGA